TATAAAGGCATTGCTCTAAAAACAGAACAAAGACTATTAACCACTTTAAAAACGTCTTGTCTTGTTTGAATATTTACATTTAAACTAAATCTTGGTTCAGTTATGGTTTGAACCACACCGTTACCTAACCTGTCTTGAAAAGTAACGAGTTCTGATGAATATACAGAAGCTGAATAAAAACTATAAATATCTAGCTCATTAGCACTAATAAAATCTCCACAGCCATATCTTTGACTTGTTAAAAGGTCGAATAAGCACCAGGCTGGGTCTGTTGTCCATTGCGCTGCCCCAAGTTGTCCATTAAAAACGTAATTATTAGGATATTCTATTCTTCCGTTATTTGGATCAACTGTTACCCCATTTGGAATTTTTACTTTTATACCTTTTATTAAATAACTTCTTTTAGGTACTGAATTAAACTGCTCTGCATTTAATCTAAGTCCTACTAAAGCACAATCAGGATAATTAAATCTCTTACCAAAGGTAACATTCCCTGATCCATTTCTACTTTGTGTATGTTGTACAGTAAAAACTTTAGCTGAAGTTACAGAAGCAACTGTCATTCTTTTGTTATTTGTACCGCCTGTAAATTCGCAACCAATGCTGTCGCCAACTTCTAAATTATGATTTGCGTTTGTTTGAATTGTTATTAAAGTACCAGCACCTCCTGACCCATTATTGTGTGTATAAGTGCCTGATAAATTTGATCCTTGTTCTTTAACTAAAGTATGAGAAGTAACAAAAAATTTACTTGTGTGACTTATAAATGTCTCATTGTTAGGATTACCATCAGCATCATTCCCATTCATAAAGTCTGTATCAGTATCTGACGTTCTTTTTACTTTAAATGCAACTGGAAATTGACTTTCTGCTAATCCACTTAAATCAAACTCATATTGTTTTTGATATAAATCAGCAGTTCTTCCTGTAATAGTTTGTTCATCAAGAATATTTGCAAAACCTCCATTAGCTAAACTTCGTTGAAACCTAAATTTAAATTCAGTTCCTAAAGTATCTCCATTATTTTTTATTTTTTGTAAAGTTGGAACACTAAGCAAGAAAATAACAGAATCAACACTTGAATCAGTAATAGTAAATGTTTGTCCACCTTCGGTTTTAGGAACTTCAACACCACTTTGCGGATTTGCAATTATATTTGCTGCTTGTACAAAACCAGATAAAACTGTTTGATTTGATGTTCCATTTTTTGTTTTTATAATTACATCATCAAAATTAGCAGTTCCATCATTATTTTCTAAAGGAGTATTATCTAAAAATATTGATTTATTTCCATCAACTAAACCTCCAATTTCTCCTTCGCTTAAAAGATCAATAATTCGACCAAAAGACCTACTATTTAAAGAATCGGGATCTGTTTCTGGTGTGCGTGAGCCACCACCACCACCTTTACCGCCACCACCACCAGAACCAGCAATAAATTTATCAATCATGCTGTTACATCAATAGTTTCAATTTTCGTTGAAATTGGAATTGAGCCGACCAAAGTTTTTCCATATACGATTGGGATCGCAGTTCCAGACCTGGCAGTCTGTTGCACCCCACTAAATGAAAAAGATTTTATAGGATCGGATTCATCATCTGGAAGTTCTGGTGTAGGTGTAAGTAATCCAGCTACACCGCTAATAACTAATAATAATCCAATTTTTCCAGCCAAAGCAGAAATACTAAAATTTGTAGCACCAAGTGTCATTCCAGCACCACTCATTATTCCTTCTCCCAAAATTGAAAACCCCATACCACCTGTAAATACAGCAAAGCCAATTAAAGCAACACCAGCTATAATTTTTCCAACATTACCAGCACCAGCTACAACAGGAATTATTTTTATATCTAATCCACCACTAGGAAAATCTAATAATTGCTCATCAATATTATATTCTCCAATATAAACTTGATAAGTTTGATTAGACATATGTTTTTCTAATCCAGCAAAATTTGCTTTTAAAAACCTTACGGCATCTATTGGTTGATTAATAACAGCTTCAAATTGATTTTGACCACCACAGAAATCTGCAAGTTCTCCATAAACTTTTAACTTACTTAACATACCGCAACCTCTTTCCAGTACATTTTACAAGCCATTCCCCATAGAAATCCTTTGAGCTTAGTCTACCTTCTATATGATGCAAAACCATCTGTTGTGGCAATAAAAATATACCAACATGATTTAGACCTGTACTATTTATTGCAAACAATAAGCTGTCATTATGTTCTAATTTCTCATCAGGCTCTAATTCTCTGAAACCTGTATCTTTAAAACATTTATCAAAATAAGGATTAATTCTAAAACTTTCTGGATCTGTAGGTCTTTCCCAATCTCGTAAATTTATTCCTACAGATTCATAATAATCTTTTACAAGAGTCCAACAATCATGCACTCCAAATGCATAGTGCCTTCCTATTAAGGGAGCTTTATAACCTGTAGGTTCAAACTCATGCCATTGACCTAATGCAACTGCATATATATACCAAACTTTTTTTGAATTTTCACAAGCTGTTAAATCAGCAGAACTAGGAAATGGAGTTTGATATGGATGCGAATGAAATACACCTACAATAGTTCCAGAATCTTCTGCTTTTGCATAATCTATAGGATCAATAATAAAATGATCATATGGATTTACTGCTACATTTTTACATCTTATATATCTTTTACGACCTTTAATAATTACTACTAAACCACATACCTCTGATGGAAACATATCTTCTGCGTGTTTTTGCGCTTCAATTCTCCAATTACTCATGAAACGCCCCAATACCAGGGAATTGTCTTGGTAATACTTGTCTCTTAGGTAATTTAACACCTGGTAAATCCCAAGCTTGAGCAAGTTCAAATTCAACCATCTGTCTATTTTCTGTACTTTTACGCACAATAAAATATACTTCATTTCTGCTTGTTGCACTTGAATTAGCAGTTGATTCTCCATTAAGAAACATTGCTGCTGTTCTAATTCTTGTCACTTTTGCATTTAACAAATCATTCCCATTAGTTATTTTATTTACCTCAATAAGAATAGTAGATACAGTAGCAAGTAAATTACTGATACGAAGAACAGGTCTTGCTTGTGCATCATTTTGTCCACTTTTATAATCAAAACCTTCTGCTTCTATTGGCATAGGTGTGTAAGTTTTTGATCCAAAACCTATTGAACCAGCACCAGCAGCGGTCATTCCAGAATGCCAACAATAAGTTGTTATAACGCTATCAGGATTTCCTGTTGCGTAATGAAGACCTTCTACAAGTTCTAACTCAAACAATTCAATAATTGCACTTGGATCAGTTTTTTGTACCTCACTTATATAACTATCTGTCATGGTTCAAATACTTCTCTAAAAGTTAATTCAATATCGTTTAAATCATGTGCAACCATTGTTACTGAAGGATTTTCACAAGTCCATTTACCAGTAGAACCAAATGGAGGAGTCCAATCAAAAGCTTTTGCTCCATTGTTACCTTTATTTGGATCAGCTAAAAAATTTAAAATATTTGTAGTTACAGTATCTGATCTATTTAAAAAAGATAAAGAAAACGTCCTTCTTGTTGCATTTATTCCCTTCTGCAAACGCTGTTCATAGCCATCCCCCAGAACTACCTTAATTAAATTATTTTCAACTGTTAATTGAGGAGAATAGCTTGGTGATACATCAGAACCAACACCAGAAGAATCAAAAGTAGCCATTATGTATAAAGAATACCACCTGGTCGTTTTTGTTTGATTAATTCTGCTTCTATTGCAGTACCTATCAATTTACCAAGTTGATTTGCTTTCATTGTATTACCTTGAGCAGATGTGCCACCAGCATTTACAGAAACATTAACAACATTACCTCCACCTACTCCAGAAGATTCAACTCCTAGCTTTCCTTGCTTGGTGCGCTTCAGCGGGAGTATCGCTTCAGACCCGGCTTCGCCCATCAAGCCAATGCCGTTCTTAAATGGAAAAATAGTGGGAGAATGGACAACGCCCCCTCGTGCAAATTTCTGTATTCCATTTCTGCCATATGCATTACCCATTGCATTGAAGTTTGCCATAGTTACTTCACCAGAAGCTGATGCTGTACCTCCACTAACAACACCTCCATCTCCAAAACCAAATGCACTTAATAATGGTTTTAATATTGCTTGTCTTACAATTATTCTTGCCATATCTGCCAATATCGATCTAGTAAAATCTGCAAAATTCAACTTTCCTGTCATAACAAAATTAACAATTGCATCTTCCATACTTTTAAATGCTTTACTGACAACTGCTCTTACTTCTTCAGAACCTTTTTTAATACTATTAAAATAATCTTGTATACCCTGACCAATTCCAGTTGGACTTGGAGAAGAATCTTTATCAAATGCTTTAGAAGGATCTTCGCTACCGTCAGCCTGACCTAAATACTGATAGGTAACAGGATG